CAACAGGTAAACATTCAAAAGCTATCTCAGATAGATCAGGATTAGAATTTCCATACAGAGAAATGGTTAGAGAATGGAATGGATCTCTTGTACATTTTACTGAATTTGAACCAAAGCAACCACAACTCCAACCTAGACCATCGGGAGCAGATGCTATATCTTTAAGACATGTAAGACCCGATAGAGCTGAACCAATTACAACTGTTATGATAGCAGAAAATGGTTTTGAAACTTATGCTGCAGGGTCCGGGATTATAAATGTATTTTCACCTGGACATGGTTTAACAAATGGTACAACATATTTATTTAGAGGACCACCCACACTATCACCTGGAACAGGTACAGCAACTAATCCTGTTTTTGCTTATGCAACAATTCCTAATTTTGATGGAATAACAGGAGCACAAATAGGACAAGGTTCAGGATATGCTGTTACAACAGGAAAATATATTCCTGATACAGGAGACGGAAATCCAGGAAGAGGTACAAGTGATTATTTTGTTTCAAATTTCTTCTTCTTTACAGTTAATTCAGATACTGCTACAACTGGTGATATAAAAGGAGGAGGCTATGGTTGTTCTGTTGGACCCATAACCATAGAAGCATAATGAAAAAAATTTGGAATTGGATAAAAAATATATTTAAACCTAAAAAACAAGAAGAAGCTGTTGAGTTAACAGCTAAACAACAAAAAATTTTAAGGAAACATAAAGGACAATAATGGCTGGATTAAGTGCATCAGGGTTAATAACTCAAATAAGAAGTTATACAGAAACAGATTCTAATGTTTTAACAGATGCTGTTTGTGAAAATATTATATTAAACGCACAATATAGAATATTTAGAGACGTACCGATTGATGCTGACAGAAAACAACAATCAGGTAATTTAATAACTGGTCAAGAAACGATCAATGCTCCAGCCGGATCTGTATTTATTAGAGGAATACAAGTTTATGATTCTACTTCAGAAATAACTGGTGCTAATGTATGGTTAGAAAAAAAAGACATAACTTATTTACAAGAATATGTATCTTCAACTGCATCATCTAAAAGAGGTCAACCTAAATATTATGCTATGTTTGGTGGTGGCACAGGTGAATCTGATACTACATCTGGAAGAATGATGTTTGCTCCAGTTCCTGATACAACATATAAATTTAGAGTTCATTTTAATGCAGCTCCTGCTTTATTAGAAAATAATGACACAAATTATATCAGTCTTAACTTTCCAAATGGCCTTCTATATTGCTGTTTGTCAGAGGCATATGGATTTTTAAAAGGCCCAATTGATATGTTGACACTATATGAAAATAAGTATAAACAAGAGGTACAAAAGTTTGCTAACGAACAAGTTGGTAGAAGACGAAGAGATGACTACACAGACGGCGCAGTTAGAATACCAGTTACCTCAGCAAACCCGTAGGAGATAAACATTATGGCAATAACATCGGCAATTTGTACAAGTTTCAAACAAGAAATTTTAGTAGGTACACATAACTTTACAGCATCAAGTGGAAACGCTTTTAAAATAGCTTTATATACAAGTTCAGCATCTTTAGGTGCAGGCACAACTGCTTATTCAACTTCAAACGAAATTTCAAACACATCGGGATCTGCATACTCTGCAGGTGGAGCAGCACTAACAAGCGTTACACCAACAACTTCTGGAACTACTGCTTTTTGTGACTTTGCAGATGTAAGTTTTTCTTCTGCATCTTTTACAGCAAACGGTGCATTAATTTATAATGATACACAATCTGATAAAGCTGTAGCAGTTATCGCTTTCGGTGGTGACAAAACTGTAACTAGTGGAACTTTTACAATTCAATTTCCAACAGCAGACGCATCTAACGCTATAATTAGAATAGCATAGGAGGTAGACTCTTATGTCTACTGTGACATTCACAATAACCGTTGTCTCAACGGACAGTGGTAATAAATATTTTGTAGATGGAGTACAACAGGCAGCTGTTTTTTTATCTAGAGGCGCAACTTATAAATTTGATCAATCAGATAATTCAAATACTAATCACCCTTTAAGACTTTCAACAACAGATAATGGAACACATGGTGGTGGTAGCGCTTATACAACTGGTGTCACAACTAATGGAACACCAGGCAATGCTGGAGCATATACACAAATTGTAGTAGCATCTGATGCTCCACAACTTTATTACTATTGTTCAAATCACTCTTGTATGGGTGGCTCTGCTCATGTAGGAGATAGTACATGGGGTGAAAATACATGGAGTTCTAATTCTTGGCAATCAGGGGTTAATATAATTTCTTTAACTGGAGTTTCTGCAACAGCAGATGTTGGAACACCAAATGCTTTCCCTGAACAAGGTTGGGGATCCGATAGTTGGGGTGATGAAAACTGGGGAGAAAGTGGTTTAGATGTAACATTAAGTAGTGCCGGTGTTGGAACAACAGCAGTAGGATCAGTTACAGTAACAGCGGAAATAAATACTGGATGGAACAGAGCAGCTTGGGGAGATGATGCATGGGGCATTCAAGGTGATATATTATTAGAAGGTCAATCTGCAACTGCAAGTGTTGGATCATTAGTAGTTGGAGACATACTCGGACTTACAGGTGTTTCTGCAACAGCAAGCATTGGGTCACCTTCAATAATTGGAGATATAACACAAGCACTAACAGGTGTATCTTCAACAGCAAGTGTTGGATCAATTAGTCCTGCAGATGTAATTGGGTTAACAGGTGTATCTGCAACAGTTTCTGTTGGATCAATTAGTCCTGCAGATGTAATTGGGTTAACAGGAGTTTCGGCAACAACAACTGTTAATGCTGATGGAGTAAACATAACATCAAATCCTTTCATTCTACCAACAGGATTTTCTGCAACAGCTTCTGTTGGATTAATTTCACCTGCTGATGTTATTGGATTGACAGGAGTTTCAGCAACTGTTAGTGTAGGAACATTAACACCCGCAGATGTAATGGGTTTAACAGGAATAGAAGCAACTGCTTCGTTAGCTGAATTAGGAACTGCTACAGGTTTTGGTATACAAGCATATCAAGCCATTGACACAGGTTCTAATACAAGTTATAGTGACGTCGCATAGGAGATAAAAATTATGGCATCAACATACACACCACTAGGTATAGAACTTCAAGCAACTGGAGAAAATGCCGGAACATGGGGAACAAAAACTAATACTAATTTACAAATTATCGAACAAATTTCAGGTGGATTTTCTGCACAATCTATAGCAGGTGGTGCACAAACTACAGCTCTTTCAGTTTCTGATGGATCAACTGGAGCAGTTATGTCTCACAGAATGATCGAATTTACTGGTTCAATTACTGGAAATCAAATTGTAACAATTCCTTTAGATGCACAAACATTTTATTTTTTAAGAAATTCAACATCAGGTGCTTACACAGTACAATTTAAATATACTTCTGGTTCAGGAGATACTTTTACTTTTTCTGCAACAGATAAAGGTGACCAGCTTGTATTTGCTACAGGTAATGATGGAACTAACCCAGATGTTTACACTTTAAATTTTGGTGATGTAACTCTTACTGGAACTCAAACTTTAACAAACAAAACTTTAACTAGTCCTAAATTAGGAACTTCTATATTAGATACTAACGGAAATGAATTAGCTTTACTTACAGCTACAGGTTCTGCAGTAAATGAATTTACAATAGCAAATGCTGCTACAGGAAATGATCCGACTTTATCTGCAACAGGTGGTGATTCAAATATTGACATAGCTATCAAACCAAAAGGAACTGGAGAAACAGTTTTTGGAACAGGAGCTGCTAGTGCAACAATTACAACTAGTGGAGCACACGATTTAGTTTTAGATACAAATTCAGGAACTAACTCAGGTGCAATTACAATTACAGATGCCGCTAATGGAGATATTACTATTTCTCCTAACGGAACTGGACAAGCTAAAGCAGTAGATGCTGCAGATGCTACAGGTGCAATTAAAATTGCTGGAAAAGAAACTATATGGGTTCCATCTTCAGCTATGTATGGAAATACTACAAATGGTGCAGAAGCTGCACAAGTAGAATTATCAAATGGTCCTGAGATAAAAGTTTTAGACTTTGACAAAGATTCAGATGAGTTTGCACAGTTTGCTGTTGCATTTCCTAAATCATGGAATGCAGGAACAGTAACTTTTCAAGCTTTCTTTACAGCAACATCAACAGATACAGGAACTACTGCATGGGGACTATCTGGAGTAGCGTTAGCTGGTAATGGAGATTTAAATACAGCTTTTGGAACACAAGTTGTTGCAACAGCAAAAGCACACAGTGGAACATCAAATGACTTAGATGTTGCAGCAGAAAGTGGAGCAGTAACTATAGCAGGATCACCTGGAGATAACGAATATACTTTCTTTCAAATATCAAGAGATGTTTCAGCAGATGATTTATCAGCTGATGCAAGATTACTTGGTATTAAATTATTCTTTACTACTGATGCTGCTAATGACGCATAAGGAATTTAGATATGAGAGATTTAAAAAATAAACTTACTTCAGGTAAGAATT